AGTCTTCCGGCATTCCATCTTTAGGATGCTCTTCACGGGTACGAATTACTTCTAAATTTTTAATATACGTCCATAAAATATCAAAATGCTGACCTAGCATATTAACAAATAGAACATATTCTTCATTTTGTTCTGACTGTTGAATATGAAGTGGAATTGTACTTTGTAATTTATGTACGTTTTGTCTATCGTATAATTCTGCTATTTCTAATAAATTAACAAAATACTCTTGAGCTTCTGCAGAAGTAGTGCGAGCTTGCGTTTTAAAGTAATCATATGGATCAGGATCTCCGCCCGTAGACCAAGTAGTTGCTGCCGTTGACCATAAATAATAAGCTGTTGACCAAGTATATGTATTAATATTAGATGTCTTTGGCCAAGGATTAACAGTTATATCAGGTAATGAACCAGAAATAATTGATTGATACGTATCATCTACGTGTGTATATAATCTACTTCCCGTTGATTCAAAAAACAAATACTTTTCAAAATCATCAAAGTTACTTACAACTGCATTACGTTTAATATATAAATCTTGTAAATTATATTGCACAACGTCTCCGCCGTTAATTGTAGATACAGATTTAATTTGATCTGTATAATATTCTAACAATTCCATTTTATATTTGAAATTGCTAACTCGTTCAACAGCTGAACTATAATGTACGTAATTATCAAATACTCGATAATTGACATTAAGTTTTATACCTGATAATGAACTAGAAAAATATTTGTCAATTATTTGTTGTGAAGTTGTTAAATTTGATTCTAATAAACTATTCCATGTACGATAATCTGTCGCAACAGAAAATCCATCATATTCAGGCAAATCAAAATTTGGCCCGGCAATTGTATTTGTTGGAATAGCTTCTTGTTCAGGTACAATTATAATAGTATCTAATACTGGATCTATTAATTCTTCTGAAACCCATAATGAAGTTTTTTCAGAGTACTGTACAGGTAATGGGCTATATAATTTAACTACTAACTCATACTTATAAGAATCAAATTGTAAATTTACAATTTCATACGTTTCGTTTGACCCAAAATTAATTAGATAATTGCTAAATGAATCTCTTCCAACTATTGATTCCCATTTTAATTGAAAATCTTTAAATTGCTGGTTTAAATCTGCGTCGACAGTGGATGTTAAACGAAGCCTTAATTCTCTTCTAGAAGGAGAAATTTCTTTAATCCATAATTTACTTCCTTCATAACTGCCTAATACATTATCAAATAAGTTATAAACAACTTTATATGTACCTCGAGTTAATCCTAAATTATTTAATATTTGATTTGTATCAATACTAAGATAATTTGAAACTCCACCTTGAGATTCAGAACTATCTATTGTATAATTAGACTTATGATTTCCTGTTAAATGTACTCCGTCAGGGGTGTAAGCGTGTACTTCTAAACTAGGTGCTCCCGATTCAATTTTAATTGAATAAGCAGTTTTTTCTAAAATTTGTAAATCAACAGGTGTTAATCTAGTCGGCTTTGAAGTACTTGTTGCCGATACAAGACTATCTTGATTTGAATAAGTAGACAGCATTCACTTACCTTTATTATAATTATCTTTTTATAAGATTATTGGTTAGTAAACTCCATATTTGTAAACGTACTCTAATAAATTTTGAGCAATTGAATTATTTAATATAACTAATGGATTATTAGTCTTGCTATAATTTCCCTCTGCAATATTTTTAATAAACTCTTTTAAAGATCCTCCATTTTGTAAAATAAATTTACCAACATCTTTTAATATATCTACTAACGGAGGTCTATTTGTCGTAAATTTATTAATTATTTGTTGCAATTCATCTCTAGCATCGTCAAATTCATTAAGTTGCAATGGCCTACTGAAAAATTTAATTGTATAATCTTGACCTGGTTTAAGTAAGTTATTAAATGATAATAATCCTAATCCAGTACGTTCTGCAATTACTCCTTGTTGAGAACCAATTAATTGAAGTGTTGAATATTGTAATAAAGGATTATCTGGAATTAAATTTAATCCTAAATAATCTCCTGATTGTAATACAATTTCATTACTTAATAAAGAAGATATAACGGCTACTCTAGGCTCTTCATAATGAAGAGCTTTAACTACTTTTCCATTATTTGTAATAATACCTTGAAACATTCCTAATACATTAGCATCTATTTGAACTTTAACATTAGACTTTGGCATAGTAGTTACAGTAGCGTTAGTAGTTGTAGTACCTTCTCCGACAACTTCAAATATTCCTCCAGGAGCTTGAGTGGCTATTGTTGAATTTGCAATATTAGCAGCGTATTCAGAAGCTGTCATTGTATTTCCTTCTGCTGTCGTAGCCGTTAATGATTGTACATTATTAATCGGCGCTTGTACAGCTACAGTATTTGCTTTAATAGCTAGCGCTTCTTTTTTTGCTCGTTCAGCATCTGGTGTTAATCGTTCAACTTCTGCTTCTAAAGCTGCTAACCTTGCTTTTAAGAAAGCATTTGGATCCATAACAGGTCTAGTAAATTCTTTAAAATCGCAGTCTATAACTGTTTTAAATTTACCACGTGTAGTTTTTGCTACTTGTAAATTTATGAATTTTCTAACAAACGTTAAATCTGTGTTTTTATCAAATACTAAACTTCCAGCTGTATTTTTAGGTACATCTTGATATTTAATATACACTACTTTATCAGGATCGAGTTCTCCCGTAAGTATTTTTTCCGTATCTAAAGCTTCTAACGAATATTGTATCATTATTCAACTATTTTAAATGTAAAGTCATTTGAACTAAAGTATTCTGTAATGCCATCTAAATTAGCTTTTACTTCAAATTTATAATAGCGTTCTGGATACATCATAGTGGTATAAAAATCAAAATAACTGCCAGAGTTATTCGAATTAATTTTTGTCTCTTCTCCATAAGGAATAATGATTTGATTGTTATGTGCATCTTTTATTTGATAATATGAAGAGCTTGGTAATACTTTCATTGTAGCAAATACAGAATTTTGTGCAAATGATGGTCTAGGATACTTATCTCTAACACCCAATAATATGCGAACTTTTTTATCTTTAATATATTCCCCTCTAAAGGCGCGTACGTATAATATTGGGGTGTTTTCGTATGTTACAGTGGATAAAGATCCAACGTTATATACCTGACTTCCTGTCCAACTCAAGTATAATTGTGGTTCATATACGGTAGTTGTTTCACAAGAATAAAATTGTATAGATGATTCTGGAACATTACTTCCAGTTATTAAATCATGATTGTATGTTAATAAGAATCCATAATTTGGTAAAGTTCCATTATACCAAGATTTTACAAGATTTGTAACGTTAATATTAACGGTATCAGATTTTTTATAATTAAATGATTGACTTGCAATAGATGCAGTATACCAAACACCTCCTCCAATTTTATTGTTATATATAAAAGATTTTCCTGAAGGATTAGTAAAGTATGAACTACTCCATGTTGTTGAACCAGTGCCGGCAGCTTCAATCCAAGAAGCTCCGTCTGTAATAGTAACTGAAGATACTATAGATGGATTATCAAAATATCCTGTACCATTTGCCCAATCAGCTGCTAATGCCTTTGCCTCTAATGTATATGTTAATGGCAATTGCGATTCTTGTACTGTATATAATTTTAAGCTAGCTGATACGGAATTAATAGAAATGTTATTATCTGCTAATACAGAACTTAAATTAGATAAATCAAATTTAATTAAGATTCTTGACTCTGTTAAATCAGCGCTAGTAGAATCTCCAGTTTTATTAAGTTCCAATATTGGATCTAAACCTGTATTTCTGTACGGATCTGATTCATATATTGTTGTATCTTGTAATGCAGGTATTGACCAAATCATGTTTACTTTTATTTTATAATGATACTACTTTACCAGCAATATCTTGATTTAAATACTTAATTTCAAAAATACTAGGATCTAACGAAGGATATATAACTCCATTTTTTGTAGCAGCGTCTATATCATATACATTTCCAGAATATCCTAATGTAGAATCGTATAAATTTGCAATTTTAACTGAAGTTACTGTCTGAACTCCTTCTACTTTATCTAATTCTGTATATATTTTTGATAATACAATAGGTTGATTAATTTGCCATAAATTTTTATTAAACATTGACTGCAGTTTATTAATACAATATAATAAAACTTCATTTGAATTATATTCAGGTAAAGTAATAATTTCAAATTTAATTCCTATATTGATAATAAACGCGTCTTTAATATTAACAGCGTCTGTTAACATCCTATACGAATTTAAGTATGTACGTAAATTTTCTTTTACAGCAGGATTTAATTTTGTAAAATTGCCATTACCATCATACCCTAAAGTATATAAATTAATAGCTAATGGATTTGGAATCATTTCTTGTCCATAATCAGGATTAATTTGCTGATCTTGAATTACATATGCTTTAGCAACTGCTCCAAATCTTGAAGGCATTGAATATGCTCGAATAATATAATCTTGATCAGTTATCATACGATTTTGAGTCGCAAAATATGCCATTGCGTTTTCTCTAATTTCGTCAATTGATTCTTGACTTTTACCGCCAACTGCAGGCTCAGGATTTGTGCATGCCACAGAAGCTTTAATTCTATTTAATAAAGTATTATCTAATGCTTGAGAATCTATTTGAAAATTAATTCCTACAACATTTGTTAAAGAATATGAAGCTACGTTTGAACTAATTCCACCGCCTGTTGTGTATGTAACAGTTAAAGTCGTATTGGAAGGTGCTAAACCATATGCCTTTGTATACATAAAGTTAGAAGGATCAATAGGAAAGTCAAATTGTTTTTGAAGCCCTACTAAACTACTTCCAACATTATCTGGATTTGGTATAATTTCTTCGTCGCTATCTGCAGATACACCAGCTCCAAATTGAATTTCTAAATTACTATCAGAACGAAATCTAGTAATATATCGACGAGCCGTTTTCATTAATTTCATTAAATAAGGTACGTCAGTATATTGAGATAAAGTTGGATCATTTTGTACTGTATTTGCAATTGTTTCATATACAGTATCTTGTGCTAAATATGGTACTTCAGTCCAACTATTATTATCTGAATCTGTAATTGAAATTACGTCAATAATATTTGTATCTTGAACTAATATCTTATCAAATCTTTTTGCAGTTCCAAACGTATACGTAGCTGTTTTAACAGTGCCGGCAATTGCCTTAACACTTTTCTTTAAAAGATAGTATTCTGGCGTATTATCAACATCGTTTGTTTGATATACGGTAACGGTTGTCGGATCTAAACTACTTGATACTTTAAAATTAACTAAACTTGTAGTGCGAAATTCAACTGTTGTTTTTGGATCTTGCACTTGCATACCTTCTTGTATAGTTAAAGCGTAATCCCAATCAGGCACTTTTCCTGTTGCAGTAGTCTTTGCAGGTAACAATTGAAATACATCTAATGTAACTGTTGCTGGTATTGTATTTTTGATTTTATATCCGCTTGCAGCTGCTAATTCTAATACATTTGGTTTATAATTAGCATGTTGAATTAACGATTCTTTTAATTGAGAATCTGTATAATATGACAATACATCTCCTACATACGCTGCCATTTCAATCATCATCATTCCTGGAGACGATTCATTAAAGTCGTTGTAAGTATTAGGAAAATACGTTTTTGCAAATTCAATTAAACTTGCTCTGTATTGACTAAAATCTTTGTTTAAATAACGTATATCTTTTTTAACTTGTGCCATATTAAATTATTTCTACTCCGGTTGGTGTTACTAAAAATGTTAAAGATTGATCTACTAATACTCCATTATACGATACAGATAAAACTATTTGAACTCCATGTTCTTGATTACTTGCGTCAGTGACAATTACATTATCAACAGTTAATTTTTCTACTGTTACATATGGTAACCAAAAATCCACTGCAGTAGTTATAGAGTCTATAATACTAGTTTTTAATTGATCTGTATTTTGTTCAAATAATGAATCTTGTAAATTAGTACCAAATAACGGTTGCATTAAACGTTCTCCTCTTTTAGTTAAAATTAAATTTTTTAAATTGGATAACATTTGCTCTTCATTAGAATACGATAAATCAAATAATCGTCCATCTGTAGTTACTATAGGAAGTTTAATTCCGATAGCAGTATCAGTTGAATAAATTGGTTTTGCGTTTCTAATTTCGTATGCCATTATTTACCTTTCTTTTTATCAATTGCTTTCATTAAAGCTGAATAATCTTTAGTTAATGCAGTAACTACCGCTGCGCCCGCTTCTGTATTAGCTAATGCTGCAGCATTAATTTGACGCCCTTCAGGATCTGTCGTTGGAATCATTGATATAGGATTGCTACGCATTGAAGGCATAGATCCCATTCTCATTGTTGGCCATTCTGAACGATCGTTATAATCCATTTGTAGTGATTCTTCTAACATAGCAGCTGGCCCTTCTCCATTAAATCCAGCAGTATCATTTAAAATATCATTTAATAATGAATTTTCTGAATATTTTTTAGGAGCAACTTTTTTAGGAGTTGGTTTATATGTTTCTGTGTACGTTTGACGTTTAATAGTCTGTGGCTGACTTACTTGCTCAGTAAGTATTTCTTTAATAACATCACGCACAGC